CCCTAGCAACACCTTGCAGTCCGCCATTGAATCTGACACCAGATTCGTACATGTCCATGAACTCTTTGTTCATTCCAGATACAGTGTTCCAGAATGACAGCCCAATGCCAACCAAGCTCAGCATGCCGCCAGTGACAGCACCTATACCTTTGGTTAATCCGCCAAATCCACTGGTTACTTCTGTTATAGACTTACCAGCCTGTCTGCCGAATAGAGATAGATTACCAACTATGCTGCCAGCACTCTCGCCGCCCATCAGGCTGTTTCTGAGATTTACAACGCTGCTAGATAATGATCCCTTGAGATCAGTTAAAGCTGCTCTGACTGATCGATCAGATCGATCGGCAACAACATCATACGCACCAGCTGTTGCCCTGTTGCCCTGTATTATAGTTTCTCTCACCTGATTCACAGACGCGAGCTGTTCTTTGCTCATAGATGATTCTAAGAATTTTTCTAATAGCTTATTACCGGCAGCCGATTCGGCATACAACCTAACCAGAGTCGCTTCTTTGGCCCAAATGGCCGCTTGAGTATCAACTATCCGGATTTCATCGGCCATCTATATTCTTCCTGTCAGCTTTGTAGCATGATAAATACTAACATAATGGATCCAACATCCAAGGCACATTATTTACCGAAGAGAGAACACCATGGCAGATACTAACCCATTGCAGAAGTATTTCAGGCAGCCTGCCTTGTACATCAAGCTACCCACAGGTGGTAAATGGTATGATCAGTCAGACATCGAGACCGTCGAACAAGAATTAGCAGTGTATGGATTAACAGCCATAGACGAGATAATGCTCAACACACCAGATGCTATGCTCAACGGACAATCACTAGAGAAGGTCATAAAGCATTGCGTGCCAGGTGTGAAGAATGTCAAAGCGCTGATGCTACCCGATCTTGATGCTATCTTCTTAGCCATCAAGATCGCCACTACCAAAGGCAAATACGAATTCGATCGTCAATGTGATAAATGCAAACATGAGAACAATTTTGAAGTAAACTGCCAGCATCTCATAGATCAGATGAGCTACATCGAGGATTCAGACACCTTAGTGAACTTTGATGACACTCTAGTAGTGTCTGTGAAACCATACAGCTTCGAACTGAGGCAGTTATTCCTGATGAGAGAGATGGAAGAACAGAGGACATTGTCAGCTATTGACGAGAACAATAAAAACATGAATGATATAGAGAAGGCTAAACTATTAGGTGAGAGTGTCGAGCGCCTCAGCAAGATGACATTTGACCTTGTGGCTAGATCAATCAGCAGCATCAGCATGACCAAGGAAAACATAGAAGTCAGTGATACCAAACACATCAGCGAATGGCTAGTTAGTGTTGGCAAGATGCAAGCCGAGGCAGTCATAGCAGCAGTAAACAATCTCAATCGTGTTGGGATAACCAAGACGATACCTGCACAGTGCACCGAGTGTGGCAATGAATGGGTCGAAGCGCTGAATTTTGATCCAGTAAGTTTTTTCGCTCAACGCTAGCAACCTCGGATCCTGAGCTGATACAGGAGATGCTAGCGATCATGGACAAGAACCGAGAAGCGATCGAATCAGATATAACGACCTTGGTTTTCTATATGAAGGGCGGCATCGATTACAACGATGCATGGCTCCTAACAACTGATCAACGCAAACAGATGGCTAAAGTCATCGAAAAGCACTATGCTGCTGTAAATGGTTCTAATAAGAACATGCTCTGATATCATTTTGCGATGATTGATAGATGAACTACGTTCATCTGTTTTAAGAGCGTCGATATCGCTATGCTCATCTCTTAGCTCTTAAAACATCACCCCTATATGAGATAGCTTATGATAGCTATTGAATATTCTGATAGATTACGTCATGAGGCTCCCCTTGCGGGGAGCCACGTAGAATAGAAGAACATTCTGATGAGTCAACTAGCCATGCAGTCATATCCTTGTAGTAGCTGGCGGAGCGCCTAGATTCCAGCATTCGGATAACATGTGCTCTGAGCCTTAAGCTCAACGCTCGGTTATGGGGATTCGACCCAAGCCACGGGACAGCAGACCGCATGTTGCTGATCACCGCGCTATGAAGGCACCGATAGAGTGCGTCATAGTCCTTTGCCTGATTTTCTGGCCGAGGCTTCTCAGAAGCGTCCTCGGGGGTGATATCTGATAGCCTGTTCGCTAACCTTTGCACCAGTGGATTACACCACCATATCGGAGCCAGTATGTATAAGTCTTTTAGTCCGGGGATATGAGCCTGTGATGAGCCTATTGGTGAGCGGAGCTTGTGTGCCTATATGTGTATTGAGTCTATGTGTTCTTGTAATGAAACAGTGGGATATTCTAACATCCGAGCGCTTACAGTTGCCCAGAGCTGACGACGTTGATCGTCACTTATTAGTGTATGCTTCTCTGTCATCATTCTGTCAAATTCCTCACGGAGATTTCTTCCAGTGCCGTAAGATTTATCTGAGTGTAGCTTGTTTCTGTTTATAGTCCTGTTGGCAGATCTGACCCTGGGTTTGGTGCGTTTAGAATTGTTAGGAAAGAATCTTTTTTTAACACGCATATTTGACCTCGAATGGGTGATCCATTACAATAATATTGTTGGTACACGAATTGAGCCGCGTAGTATTGACATTATGTGTGAAGTAAAGACGCTGCAATGGTTGGAGCCCCATTGCAGCGTCATTCTTTTATGCAGCCCTCCGCTTGCGAGCATGCACATTCTGATCAGTCATATCTAATAGATACCGATGCGTGGTATGCATCATAGCTACCTGCCAGTTGGTTGATTCATTGACTTCTACGTTGGGCTGCTGGCGTATGACCAAGATGTCATACTTCTCAACAGTGAGATTAGAATCCCGTACTATCAATGGTTTATCAGTGTATGGTATGGTGATCTCGGTCTGCTTCTTATCATGGTCGTATGACATGGTCACAGCGTCGCGTACCAACTGTATATGCCGGCGTTCTGGATAATCCATTGGCATCAGCATGTGTACAGGATCTCGCATCTGGCCAGCGGTGTTCTTCTGACCTTGCACCAATTGTTCTGCCTGCGGGATTATATTCCTCAGCAATTCGGCTGCTAGATTCCTGCGCATCTGTGGGTGTATGTTACCCTTCATAGACACGATGTCAAACAGCATGAACTTCTTGTCATTGAAATTCAGCTTGCCGTCTTTGATGTACGCTGATGGTACAGCAGTGCGCAGTTCACGAGGCCATTTGACCATCTCCAGCTTGGCTAGCTCTCTGATGTTCTGACCAGAGAATGCCACAGCAGACCATAATCTCTCAAGACCGTCTTTCAGCGCCATGATCTCTTCTGGGAAAGCTCGCAACCTAATGGTAGCGTTGTTGACCATACCGTTGTAATAGTTCAGTTCCTGCGCCATGAAGAACATGAGATGACGTCGGCTTACCGAATCTATCTCGATAGTATGGGAGCGTTCCCTGTTAGAAGACCGTTTGAAACCCTGTGAATTATCTGCCATCTTACCACCTTTATTGTATTTTGGTTTATAGATCTCATACTATGTTTAATATATACGAAATGGATTGTCAATGATCCTAACATGAAACGGTGATATTATGCCAAGTCCAAGCAAGAACAAAGGCAACTCCTGGGAAAGGGACGTCGCTAATTAGAGAACAGTGTATTTAGAACAATTCTAAGTTCAACGGTAGTAAGTTCCTATAAATACATCAAAGGAGCTTACTATGGATTTAGGACATTGGGATTTCCCGCATGAATTTGATATCACCGAATGGTTTGGTTTTATCTATAGGATAGTTGAAATTCCAACCGGTCGACAATATATCGGTAAGAAACAGTTTTTTAGCCATAGGACCAAAGCTGTTAAAGGTAAGAAAAATCGCAAGCATTTTATTAAAGAAAGCGATTGGAAAACTTACACTAGTAGCAGCATTGAACTCAATAAGAGTATTGAATCCCTTGGCAAGTGCAACTATAAATTCTCAATCCAATCTCTTCATAAGACCAAAGGCTCGTTGCATTATAGAGAAGTAGAACTTCAAATAACTGAGAATGTGCTGCGAGAGAAATTTGAGGATGGAACAAGGAAATATTACAACGGTCATATTGCTGCTGTCAAATTCGTTCCGCCTACTGAACATTCCGATGAAACTCGTATGAAAATAAGCAAAACATTGTTAGACAGATACGTCGATAAATCCAATCATTGGTATAATCAGATGTCAGATGATGAAAAAGATGCATTCGTTAATAACTTTATTAAAGGAGATAACCATCCCACTAAGAGGAGTCGAACACTAGAGGAGTATCAATCTTGGTTAGATGAACACATGCGAGGTGTTAATAATCCGATGTATGGTAAAGATCCGGTTAATAAAGGTAAGACATACGAAGATACATACGGCGATGTACGAGCAGCAGAATTAAAGGAGCACCTCAGTAAAATCTGTGGTAGATCAGGGGAAGCCAATGGTATGTATGGAAAAACTCATACTGATGATGTTAAGGCAAAAATAAGTTCATCTAATGTTGGAAAACAAGTTGGCGAAAACAATCCAATGTTCAATACACCCTGCTATTACAAGATGTCAGATGATGAGATTGTTGAATGGAAGAATAATATAAGCAAGGCCACAAAAGGCAAACCAAAATCAGATGAACATAAAGCCAAGATCGGCGCTGCTCGTAAAGGTAAGAAAGTCCCGGTTGTCATTTGTCCTCATTGTAATAAATCTGGTGGCATAACAAATATGAAAAGATATCATTTTGATAAATGTAAATCAATCACATGATTAAACCGCCGCCTCGTAATCATAGCTGAAGCTTGAGAACCCGTTCTCCTTGATCACCGTGAGGATGTTACCCACACGGTTGATCAATTCTTCGCGATGTGATATCACGAACACGTTCTTGTTGCGTTCCCTGTCCATCTTCTTGAGTAGCTCTATGCTGCCTTCTAATCCTGCAGAATCCATGCCATTGTCCAGCAGCTCATCGACGAACATCAAGTTCACGGCATGATTGGTGTTCTCAAAGATATCTCTGAATGACCAGCTCAAGCCCAGTATCAAGCGAGTGCGCTCGCCGCGCGACAAGTTATCAAAGTCTAGATCCTGTCCCAATATAGTGATCTCAGTGGTTAGATCATTGAGGAACTTGACTGTGTGTGGCAAGCCCAGCTTGTCGAGATACTCTCCCAAGCGTGAATTTAGATAGGATAGATTCTGATCGATGATGCGCTTGCGGATGAAGCTGTCCTTGCTGGTCAGCAGCTTGAGCAGGAATTCCTGATGCTCACGATCCTTGACCAGACCATTCATCACGTCATAATCGATCGGCTGCATGGTCTCTCGCAGGCTGGCAGTCTGCTCAGAGTAGGGATTCTCTCTGCCGCGTTCCCTGTCAAGGTCCTTGATCAGCTGCTCGATAGTTGACTTGTGATTTAGCGCTTCTTTGAGGGTTGGATAGAAAGTCTGTGGCTGACCCATAGCTTCAAACAGCGGCGTGATCTGATCGGTATGTGCTTGTAGATCTGCGATCTCCCTGCGCTCTGTGGTCAGCTGCTGATCAAGCTTACCGATCTTACCTTCGAGATCACCTACGATGTTAGTGTGCGTATGATCTTTGAGGCTCTGGCTGCACATGGGGCATTCCTTGTTTGCAGCACTGTTGTACTGCGTCAGGAAGCCATTGAGCTGTGTCTCTAGCTGATTGGCATGCCTAGTCTTGAGATTGATATCACGCTTCAGCTGTGTGATAGCTTGGTTTAGCTCTTTGTGCATGCTGACATCTTCGTGGGCCTTTAGCTCAGCTTCGATGTCTAAACCGGCTAGGCTTGCGATGGCATTTTCTAGGGTTTCAATCTCATCGTGATGGTTCTGATCCCATTGATCAGTCTTCTTCCTGAGATCATTGATGGTATTATCGATGCGCTCATTGCTGAGCTTGATGGTCTTGAGACGCAGCTCTTCCTTCTCAGCTTCTAGCTTGGTTGTCTTTATCAGCTCCTTGAGCTTCTCGGCCTTCTGGCTCAGCTGCATGATACCCAGCAGCTCTTCGATGATCTCACGCTGCTTGCTAGCACCCAGGGATAAGAATGGATCTGTGTAAGTGTTGAGAGCGACGATGTGCTTGAACATAGCATGGCTCATGCCAAGTTTCTTGTCGATCTCTAGCTGAGTATCTTTGTTCTCACCCTGGGCTTCATCAGTGTCTTGGCTGTTGACGTTCTCATCATCGACTATATAACGGAAGAACTGTGGCTTACGACCTCGCTCGATGCGATAGCTATGTCCGTTGTTCTCGAACTCGATGCTGACGCTCATGTTCTTCTGGTTGATCTTGTTGACCAGATTGTCTTTCTTGATGTTGGTCAGCGGTGCACCATACAGACCGTAGCTGATAGCTTGCAAGATGGTGCTCTTACCAACACCGTTGCGAGATCCGTTACCACCCATGTCTAGGTTCTCACCCAGCACCAGCGTCAATCCGCCCTTGGTGAGATCAACGCTTTGCGTCACCGCACCAGTGGATAGGAAATTCTTGAGTGTGACTGATTTGATTACTAGCATTCAGATGCTCTGATAAATGGAGATTAACTTTTGATTGTCTATGGTATTTGATTCGATGCTGTTGAGGTGGCTGATCACGATAGTGTCAACGCTCTCAAAGTTTATCAGAGCTGAGGCATCTACGTCAACATCATTGACCTTGGCAGCTTGCATGGTGATCTCGTTAGCTCCGAGCTCAACTTCAAACGTCTCCTTGAGGAAGTTGATCTCTTCGTATGTGATATCGAGATCCACGCTGATCCTAGCATAAGTCTTGCTGTCGATGAAACTGGTTGGATCAGTTAGCACTTGGCTCAGGGTCAGAGTCTTGTATTTTGGTGCGCCCGGCCAGGATTTGAACACTGGCGTCTTACCTGGCTCCCAGAACATCATGCCGCGCTCATCATCCCAGGCATCGGCATAGTTATGCGGGAAGCAGTTGCCGATGTACCATACACGATCTTCAAAGCTCTGTCGCTTGTGGAAATGCCCAGAGAATACTTGCTTCTGGTGTGAGAAGTGATCTCTATTCAACTGGCCGTGATCTGGCATCTCTACCATCGCGTTCATCTTGAACTTTGGCAGCTCAAAATGCCCGAACATATAGGGGGCTTTGCACTTTGGTACTTGTTTCCACTCATCGCCTACCAGCCACGGGACGAATGCAACGTCGCCGATCACCGTTAGCTTGTCGATTAGATGGATGTTCTTGAACTCGGATATGTAGGGTATGCTGTGGATCTCATACTTGTCACGATAGAACAAGTCGTGGTTACCGATGATGAATATCACTGCATCGAAGTAGTCATTAAGCTTCTTGAGCCCGCTGACGCTGTAGTTCAGCGTCGAGATGTTGATAGCTGCTCGCACATGATGCCAATCGCCAGCGAATATGCAGGTCTTGCTGCCCCATGCTCTAGCTTCTTCGATCATCCAATCGATGAAATCCTCGCAGGCTGAGTTATGGTCGCGACTGTTGTTGCGCATGCCAAGATGGATATCAGTGAACACGATAGTCTTGCTGAAGTCTATTTTCTGAGCCATGATCATACCTTTGTACATTCAGTATAACTGCTGATCGGTCTGATTAACAACCTATCGTCATGATATAAACGAATTGCCCGCAATCCCATACTCTGCTGTATCCATTTACTGACATGTTCTCTGCCTCGCTTAGTGCAGCGTTGAACACTGTTAGCTTATTGGCCAGTAGGTGTTTCTGCCATTGTTGGCGAGTACCAGCATATTCTCCATTCTTGGTCACATAGTAGTATCCTGGTGCAGTTTCATGTGAGAATACAAATCCGATTTTGTTATAAAGATTGCCTCGGCTCCAGCGCCTGTTGCAGTAGCTTAC